CCGACCTGAAACTGAAGCCTCGGATTCGTTAAGCCATAAGTGTGCATCCCTAATATCTTCCACCACCTACAAGCAATTCGGGCCGGAGTGTGAAAGATGTTGTAAAGATTATTTAAAGGACTACTTGAAAAAGTAATCAAGTTGCTTGGCAGGCTTACAGTGCTAGGAAGAAATGTAACTGCTCCTGATTCTTGTGGCAAGTTAAAAGTAGTGTCTTCCACAGCTTCTAATTCAATGGTTTGTTTATTTAGCCAAATAATAAAGGTCTCGTAGTCATTAGGCCTGTCTGATGTTGCACCTCCAAAACTAATCTCAGACAACCTCCTGCTAAATTCAATCGCATACCCTTCCCCTATTATCTCTGTCCTAATGTCTAACTTGCCTGATGAGTTTTCAGCCATTGCTCCATTATTTACAAAGTAATTGCGATCAGTGTGAATTGCATAAGTTCCTGATAGCTGAATGTTCTTCCACTTCTCAGTAAAGCCAAGCTTGATAGAGTTGGCAATCATATCAACCTTAGCCATTGAGGTCACCTCTCCAACATTTGTAAAGGTTTGGCTGATGCTATTTTGGTAAAAGTATTCCCTTGGCTCAACTCTTATCTTCCATTCTGTGCCTGTCCATTCAAATGCCCATCCGAGGCAGAAGATCCTATCAAGAGCATCAAAGGTCTTTTTCCAAGATGTCTTTAATGCCCCAAGGTCATCTTGTAAATCTGCTTGCCTAATTCTTAGCCCATTAGTTAGCGCATTGTTCCAGTAGCATCCTTCATCAGCCTCACTAAAGACATCTGATAGCAACTTATTATTGCTACCTGTCATCATGTAGATGGCTCTCTTAAGCCATTGCTCAATGGTTAAGCAGTTGGCAGTTGAGGCATATTCTCCCGAATTAATTTCGTTTAAGTTTATAGTGTAGCCTTTTTCAATGTCCACAGTGACAGCAGCAGTAACTGTGCTGAATGTGTTTTGGATAAAGAAAAGAGAGATGGTGTAGCCAACAGGAATAGCAATTGAGCCTGTATAGGTATTGCTTACATTAACTACCTGAAGAGGTGTTAAGGTAGTTATGTATAGGTTGTCAAAGCTGCTAACAGTGTTTCCATTTAAAATAACAAAGGCCAAAGCCATATCAATATTACCGCCACTATCATTACTTGTAAGAGTGAAGTCAATGGTTACCTCATAGTTCAAGGTTCTTGTTATTGTGCTATTGTTCTTAAAAATAGGAGTGGTTTCCCATGTTGCTGCTGTGACGAATATAACATTCGTATCGAATGCACTTCCATAGTTATTAGTAAAGTCCTTCTGCTGCCAATAAGTAGGCACAACTGCAAATCTTTGAGCAATTGGCCCAAGTGGGCCATTGTAAGTGTATGTTGAACTATCTGCTAAGTTCTTCCCATTGGCTTGCAAGTATAAGTCCTGTCTGTGCAGCCTAATTTCTTTTTCGGTTAGAGCAGCAATTGCATCTCCATTTAGGTCTTTAATTGATGTTAGGTCAATGTCTACATCCTGCCGAGCCTTGAACTGCTCTCTGAATGTGTCATCAATAATGCCAATAGTTATCTCCCAGCTGTCTGTGTCGCATACATTATGCTCCTCGTAGATAGCAAGGTTGAGCATGCCATTGAACTCATAAGGCTCTCCACCATAACCTACATCTGAAGTGATTTGGATGGTTATCTCGGCATTGATGAAATATTGGTCATAAAGATCCTTAATTAAAGTAGCTCCTCTCTCATAGAATCGCATCTCGGTGGAGAATGGTTGGTCTATGCCATGAGACTCCATCCTGATTGCAGTGAACTCAATGGCATCCCAGCCAATTGGTTCTTCTACCTCAGTTCCATTTAAAAAAAAACTCCATCCTGCCATGGTTCAAAAATAGCCAAAAAAAAGGGATAGCAATGCCATCCCCTTTTCGTCTATCTAAACCAAACATTAATTCTCAGTCCTAAACCTATTATTAAGAATCTTAGTTGTCCTTCTTGGTGTTCTAATAAACTTCTCAAAGCCCCTCTCATCCATGTTGAGTTGAGTGATAGGCAAGCCTTTTAGGATGCTTCCAAGTTCATCCAGTTTACCAATCATTGGGCTACTACTGCTTGACTGTCTACTGGATTGCATACTGCCCCAATAAAGCTCCTGCCTACTTAGTGCATGATTAGGAATAACCTGAGAGCCTTTAGGTAAGTCCACTAGGGTAGCTGTTGGTGGAGTAAAGTAAACCTTACCGGATTCAGTTACAACCTTCTCAACTCCTCTCTCACCTACCATTGCCCTACCTCCTTTAAATGGCTTGCCTTTAGTTCCTTCTGCAAATTCAGGCACAGGTTGAGCTGCAATAAGTCCAAGTTGAGCTGCTGCAATAAAGCCAGCAAGTACTGCTGCTGGTGGATTAGAAACAGCATATTTCATAACCTCCTGAGCCAACTGAAACATTACTCTTGCAGATGCTGCTGCTTGGTCTGCTCTGAATTGCTTTAATTTTAACTCCTTTTCTTTTTCATTCTTCTGTTGAGTTAGCTCATCAATCTTTTGCTGATTGCCATCTGCAAGCCTTACCTCTTCATTGTATTTTTTATTAAGCAATGTGATTTCCTTATTTGTGTATTGTTGGTATAAATCAAATGCCCCAAACACTAATGTTTGAGTAAGTTCATTTGCTTTTTGCTCAACAACTTTCTTATCTTCTTCAGCTTTCTTTTTTGCTGCTACTTCTTCTGCCAAGCCTGCATAATAGTATTTCTGCCACTTCTTCATTTGGGCAAGTCGCTTGTCATAGGCTTTTTTATCTTCATCGGCTACTACAATCTTTACTTCTCTTGTAACAAGCAATTCTTTTTTTGCAGAATCCTCATAATCTTTGGCAGCCTTATCTCTTTGAAGTTTGGATACATTAACCTCATTCTGACCTATGCCTATGTTCTTAGCACTATATTCTTTCTTTAGATTATAAACTGCCTCTTGATACACCTTTTCAGCCCCTACTTCACCTAATTTCTCACCTCTTATCTGAGCCATCAAGACCTGCTGTTGCTTTTCAAGTTCAAGAATCTTTAGTCTGCTTTCATATTCCTTCTTATCAGCCTTAGCCTTTTCATCAGCAGCTTTCTTTTGCTCTGCTAAGAACTCAGCAGTAACCTTTACAGTTTTTTCAATGTTGTCATTCCTTAGCTTAATCTGCTCATTGATGGCAGCATTCTCTCCTTTGTAGACTGCTATCTGCTCAAGTAGAGCCTGAAGCTTCTGCCTCTCATCGTACTTAGGGTCAAAGCCTGCAATGGATGGCGAACTTCCAATCTTCTTATTCACCTCAGCAGCCTCCTTTTCATATTCCTTTAATGATGCTGTGTTTTGCTTGGCCCTATCCTCAAGCATTTGGTCAGTCATTGTCTTTGTCTTTGACTGAAATGACTTGAATGAATTAAGTTCTGCCTGCTCAATATCTTGCGCTCCTGTTGTGCCTAACTTAAATAGCTTATTAATGCTATCCATAAAGTCAGCTGTAACATTTAATGCTGCTGTTAATGTTGGTTTTAGTAAAGTTCCAATTGAATTTAAAAAGCCATCCCAAGCATCTCCAAGATTATTAACCTTGCCTCCTAAAGTACCTGAGACAGCAGCAGCAGCACCTGCTACACCTTCATAATCTCCAAGTGAAGTAATATATTGCCTAATTGCCTCATTATTAAACTTAACCTGTGTCTCTACTCCTTTAAAGGTAAACTTTACCTGATCTCCTGCCTTGCTGGCCCTAATTCCAAACTCCTTGAGCCTCTCAAACTCTCCTGTTTGAGCATCAATGATTGCTTCAGTTAATTGGTCAAAGCCCTTTCCGGTTGATGAAGCTAAGTCACCAAGCTGTCTGAGTTGGTTTGTGGTTGGAATGAATCCTTGGTTAGCTAACTTCACAAAAGATGCAGTTAGTTCTTCAACAGCAAAAGGTGTGGTTTTTGCAAACTCTTTAATGCCTTCAAGAGCAAGTGATGCCTGCGCCCCACTGCCCAAAGTATTCTTAAGGACTGCACCAAGCTTTTCAAAGTTTGCAGTGGTGTCAAAGACCGCTTTTGCAAACCCAAGTACAGCAGTTACACTGAATGCTCCAGCAATTGCAGGGCCAAGACTACCAAGGCTCTTACTGAAACCTCCAACACCTTCCTGACCTTTGTCAAATGCTCCTTCAAGCTTATTGCCTGTCTCTGTTGCTTTCTTCCCGGTGTTGCCTAACTCAGTGTTAAGCTTCTTCATTGATGCAATGGCATCCTGCTCTTCCTTAGTCAGCTTGTCAAAGCTGGTGGCTGCCTTTCTTAGCTCAGAGTCATCAATGACATACTTAATCTTAATATCGTTACTTGAGATTGCCATGTTCTTCTATTTGTCACAAAGTTAATATAAAAAGCCCCCCAATTTGGGAGGCTCTTTGAACTTAAATGAAACACATAAAAAAAAGTATCTTATTTCTGACTCCTCTTAGACTTCTGTTCAGTTATCCAAGTGGAATAGATTAAATAGTATTCATAGATTGGCCTTTCGACCAGGAATTTAGCTCTTTCAGCATCTCCAGCTGCGATTCTAAAGACCTCACTAAATCGCTGTCTATGCTGTCTGATGATTGAAGTGAAATAATATGTTTCAGGCTGTTTAGGTTTTGTATTGTTTCTCCCTGCAAATAGGTCTGGAAATTCATGCTGAATTCTGTCGAAGAGGGCAGAAAGGCATACTCCGGCAGATTCAAAAAAAAACCTTGGACATCATTATGCTCCATCCAATGAGAAAGCTTGCTTTTGTTGTATGGATACTGGTAGTCAAGTGGGTTCTCTTGCTCATCGAAATAGACAACTGTTGCAAGCTTTAACTGCCTAATCATACTCACAGACATCTCCATTTGCTCTTTAAGCCTCGAAGCCATGATGCCTACCTCATAGAGCTTCTTATCATCCTTCTTCTTCTTGTCCATCAATAGGTTTATTAGCCCATTGTTCCAGCCTCTGAGGTAGTCAGGATTGATTTGCCAAAGTTCCTCGGTGAAAATATCCCTGGCAGCTACTGCTCTTTGGAAAGGAACATTAACCTCAGATACGAATTTAAAGTATTTGACACCTCCACTTGTGAAGGCATATTCGATTTGATCCCATCTGTCTTTCGGGGCTACTCCCGAATACCTTGGTTTTTCCGAATCAGAGACAAGAGTCGTTTCTGAGTCAGGGACAGGAGGAGGAGAAACAGATGGTTTGCTCCTAAGAAAATTGAACATAAGTAAAATGGTTGGTTAAAGATTAGACAAGAGATAATCAGGAACTGCCATGCTCCTGAGCAGTAAGGGCATTCACCCAGTGGCTTGGCCCATAAAGTCGGCAGCTTCTGAATTTGGAACAGATACCATTGACCAATAGGATGGTCTTCCAGCAGATAGTCTAAGAACAAGGAAAAAGCTGCACTGATCAGAGCAATCAGAGTCAATGTCAGCAGGCTGAGAATCATGTGGAAGCTCAATAATGCAGCAGCCTCTTCGCTTGCCACCACAACTTGCAGTAAGTTCATCATACATAATAAGGGTCAGGAATTAAATCGTTGAATATGTTTAGGATTACCTCATTGATGCCCTCATCATTTCTGTATGTTGGCGCAAAGGAGAAGCAGATGCTTGAGTAGGTTAAGCCATCAACAGCAGTAAACTCATAGACCTTCTGATTGGTGGGATTTATGAACATTAACTCATATTGCCCGCCATAAGGATTGAAAAATCCATCAGGGCAGCCTGCCAAATCAATCTCAATGTAGCCAAGGTAGTCAATGTCTAACTGCTGGCTGATGCGAGCATTCACCCCAGGCTTGTTGATGTTGATAATAATTGAAGCCTCCGGATAGCTTGGTGGCACAAGAATCAACAAAGCATCGGGGCAACTGTTAAGAGGCTCACAGGCTTTAAAACAATTACTGCAACATTGTGCCATACTTTTCGAGATTGAAGTTGGAAGTTATCTCTGCAAAATTAGAGAAAATAAAATAACGGAAGGCATCTAATGCGTGAGACTTATCCGGGTTCTTGTTTTTCCATGGGTCAAGACTTCCCTGCCTGTCTACCTTAGCCTCCTTAAGGTCTGTGATTAACTCAGCACATGACTTCTCGCTTATCTTAATCTTGGCCTTTTGAAACAGTAAGATAGTAATCAGCCTGCTGGCAATGTGGCTTGGATTGGCCCTTGGCACTTGAAGCTGCACATCAATAATGTTCAGATAGTTCTTAATCATCAGGTAGGCACTGATGTTGCCTTGAGTAAAAGCATTTCGAGCAGCACCAGATGCATCCCCATTGATGACATAGTTCATGCCAGGGTAATCTTGCTTAATCGTTTGGCAAAGAGTGCCAAGGTCACCTAC